GTTGACTTAGTTTATTTTTATTCCTATCTTAAATTAAATTCTTTATGAATATAAGATTAAAAAGGATTAATATAAATAAGAATAAGTATAAAGATATATATAAAGAGAATTAAATAATAATAATTAAATAAATGTTAAAAGCAGAACAAATACAAGAGAACTACCAGAGACACATTTCTTTTATAGATAAGTATATCAGTGATGATAGAGCTAAGAAACTAAAGGAGATGATTGCAGACTTGGGAGACGAATATGTATTAGCACCTGCTTCAGGTAAGTCTTGGTATCACAATGCATTTGGTGGAGGTTATGTAGACCATGTAAATAGAGTGGTAATGTATGCTGCTAAACAATCAGAAATGTACCGTGATATGGGAGGTGAAGTAGATTATACTAAAGAAGAATTAGTATTCTCAGCCTTATTTCATGATTTAGGTAAAGTTGGTGAAAAAGACACACCTTCTTACTTAGTTCAAGATGATAAATGGAGACAAGATAAACTTCATGAGATGTATAAACCTAATGATAAAATAGAGTTTATGAAAGTCCCAGATAGAAGTTTATTTACTTTACAGAACTATGGTATTACTTTGACTAAGAATGAATACTTAGCAATAAAGTTACATGATGGAGTATTTGATGAAGCTAATAAAGCTTACTTCTTCTCACATCGTCCAGAATCAAGACAAAGAACATCAATTATATCAGTACTACATTCAGCTGACTTTCTAGCTTCTAAGGTAGAGTATGATATTTGGTTGAGAAATAAAAAATAATATGGTTGAAGTATTTACTACATACAATCTAATGCTGACAATTCTAGGGGTAGGATTAGTCATCAGTATCTTTGGTATCAGAAACTTATTGAAAAAAGTAGAAAGATATGAAGATTATATAACACAGACGGATGAGTACGTTGATAACGTTCGTACAGAAATTTCAGAGGGCAGTAAACATTTGAACGATTTGGATAACAGGGGTTTATTCCAAGCAGATGATGAACTTGGTTCTTTTTTCAATAGTATGAAAGAAGTCCAAAAAAACCTAGACAAGTATTTACTTGCCTCAGACGATGCCGAGAAAAAAAGCTAAAGCTAATTACTTTACTAAAGAGACAGAAGACTACATAGTAAAGTATAACGAATCTACAGACATAGGATATAGACAAAGTATATTTACAGAACATATATACTATCCATTCTATAAACTTGTCGAGAACATAATCCACACTTTCAAGTTTTATTACATCGATACAGATACAATAGAAAATCTAAAGTTTGAACTAGTCGCTATTCTATTAGAAGAAAAGATCATGAAGTTTGATCCTACTAATGGTGCAAAGGCTTATTCGTACTTTGGAACTATCGTAAAGCGATGGTTGATAAACTACAATAATACTAACTATAAGAAACTAAAAAAGGTAGGTTCATTCGATGAAATGGAAGAATCGTATAACGATGGTTCATTCAAAAATGTTGAGTTCTATACAACTAACTTATCTATCTTTATGAATGAATGGGTTGATGAGATGTATGATTATATTGATGAGAACTTCGAAAAACAAGAAGATCAACGTATTGCAGATGCTATCCTAACCTTATTCAGAACTCGTAATGATATTGAAATCTTCAAGAAGAAAGCTCTTTACATATATATTAGAGAGATGACTGATTGTGAGACACCTAACCTTACTAAAGTTCTATCTAAACTCAAAGATAACTTCTACCAAAAGTATCAAAAAGCTTACGATAAAGGTATTATTGATGAGTCTCCATACTAAACATATTTATATAAAACATAGAGTATGGCACTTGAAAAAGAAATATTTCCCGGTAAATCACTATCAGACCTATTTGAAGAGATTCATAGTAACAGTACTAAAACAAGATCTCAAGTAACATCGTTGATAGGAGAACTAAAACCTCTTATAGAAGGTATTGGTGATGCAACTATTATAGTTCCTCTCATCAAAGACTATATGGATATAGGAGTAAAGAATGATGAAGCACTAATAAAGTTAGCTACTATTATACAAAGAATAGAATCAGCTGCTGTGAAAGCAGATGGAGGTGGAGAATGGGATTTCTCAGACTTACAAGACCTCATTGCTGAAACTGAAGAGTTAGATAAGAAGGTTGATAAATCACAAGAAGATACAGATAAAGAATAATGTTTGCAGTATCAGGAGCAGAACGTAATATACCTGAACAATCAGGAGCACCATCTACTTTTTATGCAAGAGTAACAGATGTTATACTAGATAGTGATCATCCAGAATATGATAACTATGGTAAAGCTATATCTATAAATGGTATTTTCTTTAGACCTTTAGGTCAACCAACAACAGAGGATTCACCTAATAGACTTTTTGCAGCCCAAGGTAATTCAACTTTCAAATCAGTTCCATTGAAAAATGAGATTGTAATGATTGTACAAATGCCTTCTAATGATAGAGAGTTTGACAGTGAAAAACTTATATCTTATTGGACTAAGGTAGTACCAATGTGGAATCATCCACATCATAATGCATACCCAGACGTTACTCAGTATAATGATCAAGCTGATAATGCTGATCTAGGAAGTGATTTCGAAGAAATAGGTGCTACTAATCCTATAGCTTTATCTCCTGGAGATACTATTATAGAAGGTAGACACGGTAATCACATAAAACTAGGTGGTACTAAACACTCTACTAATGATATATCAACAGAAGAAGATAATGGTAAACCTTACATCTTTATTTCTAATGGTCAAGTAGAGACAGAAGACGGTATTGATACAGTAAAAGAAGATATAAACGAAGATTCTACTTCCATATACCTTACTCAAGATCATCAGATACCTCTCACTCAAGCTAATGAGAAAAGAGATTCATATAAAGAAGCACCTGAAACAGCAGAAGCATATAAAGGAGCTCAGACTATAATCAACTCTAATAGAATATTTCTAAATGCTAAAGAAGATGCAGTACTTATATCTTCCCTAGAAAGTGTTGGAATCAATACCAAAGTTGTAGCTATAGATGGAGAAGATTATGTAGGAATAGATGCAGATAAAATATACCTAGGTAAAATAGCTCTAAATAGAGAAGATGAACCTGTTCTATTAGGACAGTCTACAACTGAATGGTTAGAAGACCTACATGCAATACTAGAGACTGTAGTAAAGACAATGTCTACTCTACCAGGAGCACCTCCTGCTGCAGTAGGTAAGATGATAGCAATAGGAGCAACACTAAGACCTCAAATGGTACCTCTAAAGAAAAGACTAGAACTGTTGAAATCTAAAAAAGTATTTACTGAATAATGCCATATCTAAACATACCTAAATCAACATTTACTAAAGGTATTGCCACAATGGTTGGTAAGGCACAAGGTGAACTCTCTAATCAGATTACTAAACAAGCTACAAAGCTAAAAGATGAAATACTCTCTAAAGCTGAAGGAGCTATTACTGATGTAGCGCTAAAGAAAATGCAAAACATTCAGACAGGTAATAAAAATAGTATTTCTAGAGTAAAAAAGAGATTAGATAAAATAAGTAAGTTACCTAAAAAAATACTAGGTCCAATCAAAGGACTTGAAGCTGCAATAAACATTATACTTATACTACCTATACCTCAATCAGTTCCTCCTGGAGTTGGTTTACCAGTTAGTATTACTACTAGGTATGCAAACATACTACACAAACTAAAAGAGTTAGTTGCACAAGCAAAAGAAGATGTTGAAACAATAGAAGCAATAACATCTATTTCAGATAACTTCTTGAAGTCACTAGATAGAATTATGGCAAGATTTGATTCTGCTGTAAAATCTTATGAAATAGAAAAAGCACTACTAGAAGGAGCTCCAGAAGACGAACTAAGAAGATTAGGAATAATTGACTCAGAAGGTAAACAACTACTATCTTCTATTACTCCTTTTATGATTGGAGAATATTCAATCAATGGAGATGGAGAGCTAACCGAAAGACCTCTTAGAGGTAGAGACAGTCAATTCTATTCTTCTACAGGTAACTTTGAACAAGATATAGATAACACTGTTCAAATATTAGATGAGACAGTAAGAAAAGTAAATGACAGTAATATAGATCCTCAAATAAAAGAAGATTTGAGACAACTACTAAATACATTTGTAAAAGAAGAAGAACTACAAAGTGATGAGATAGCTGATAACTTTCATAGAGCTCCAAATGGAACTGTATATAAGTTAGAAATAAAAACAGATCCTGACTCTCCTCCAATAGCTCAACGTAGATTCGCAGTCGCTTTAGACGACGAAAACGTTGTTGTTCTAAGGGGAACTAAGTCGTTTAGTTCTTCAACACAAGTGTTATTAGATGAAATAAAATTTAGAATAGACAATCAGTTATCATAAAAAGATGTTATATAAATATTTATTAGTATGAAAGTAGAACAATTGCGTAAACTAATACGAGAAGAAGTACGCTCAGCCTTCAAGGAAGAACTCTCTGAGGTCCTTACAGAAGCAGTAAAGATTGCATCAGCACCAGAAACCAACGAAAACCAATACAGACCTGTAGAAAAGAAGGATATTCTAAATACCTGGTCCACTGGTAATGTATCTCTAAATGAGATGTTACAGCAAACTGCTGCTGGAATGACCGGTGCAGAAGCTAACAAAATAATGGGCACTGGAGCACCACAAAAACCTAACTTTGCTCAATCTATGGGCGCACAAATGGGTATGACAGAAAATGCAGGCCCTATGCCTGGTATTGACATATCTAAGTTAGATTTCGTTGGAAAAGCAAAACAAGTATTAGACGCATCAAACAAAAAAGATAAGCAGAAAGCTGGACTATAATGGCATTTGAAGTAAAGAAGATAAATCCTTTAGACCTACAACCGAGAAAGGCTGTCGGAGTTTCACTACCTTTTTCCGGTAGAGCTGTATTCAATCAGACCTATCAGACAAAAGATGCTGTGAAAACTAATCTAATCAACTTCTTCCTTACAGGTAGAGGTGAGAGATTTATGAACCCTACTTTTGGAAACACACTTCAAACCCTATTATTTGAACAACTCACACAAGATAAAGTTGCAGAAATAGATGCAACAGTAAGAAGAGATCTATCTATATACTTTCCTAAAGTAGTAGTAAAAGATCTAAAAGTTATAGCAGATGCAGACAGAAACACTGTTCAGTTTCTTGTCCGTTATGAAATAAGAGACACTAACATAGATGACGAAGTTATCATAAATTTTGAACAATAATGGAAAAAGTAGAAGAGTACGTAAGAGAAAACTACAAAAAATTGTATAAGGATAAACCTCTTATGATAGAAGAGTTTGATTCTCACTTTACTGTAAGAAGTAATGAAGATGAATCACCTCTTATCCTCAGTAAAACTATTGTGTAATGGCAGAAAATAAAGACATAAGATACATAAACAGGGATTTTGGAGATTTCAAATCCAACTTAGTAGAGTATGCTAAGAACTATTTCCCTGATGCATATAACGATTTCTCTCCTACATCACCTGGTATGATGTTTATAGAGATGGCTTCTTATGTTGGCGATGTTCTTTCTTTTTACCAAGACACTCAACTACAAGAGACATTTTTACAGCATGCTCAGAACCCAGAGAACTTATATACATTAGCATATATGATGGGTTATAGCCCAAGAGTAACTAATGTATCAGAAGTAGAGTTGACTGTAACACAAAGAGTACAAGCTGATGGTACTAATGGATTCAATCCTAACTGGTCACAAGCCCTGAAGGTAGAAGAAAACAGCACAGTAAAAGCTAAAGCTAATGGAAATCCAACCTATATACTAGACTCAACAGTAGACTTTTCTTTTAGTAGTTCTTATGATCCTACTACTGTACAAGTATTCTCTACTGATGGAGGTAATCCTTCAGAGTATGAGTTATCTAAAAAAACAAAAGCATTTTCTGGTAAAGTAAATTCTATTACTAGAACCTATACAACAGCAGAGAAATTTGCTACAATAGAGATTGAAGGAGAAGATATTATTGGAATCTTAGACATCACAGACAGTGAAGGTAATATTTGGTATGAAGTACCATTCCTAGGCCAAGATACAGTATTTGATAATGAAACAAATACCAACTCAGATAATAACTTAGTACCTAATACTCTAAAACTTCTAAAAGTAACTCGTAGATTTGTAACACGCTTTACATCTAAGAACGTACTACAAGTACAGTTTGGCTCAGGTATCACTGACGGGAAAGATGATACTACATTCGTACCTAATCCACTTACAGTAAATACAATTGCTACTGCAAGGTTCAATAAACTTGATAAAGCATTCGATCCTTCTAACACTTTATTTACTAACTCATATGGACTTGCTCCATCAAACACAATACTTACTATTCGTTATCTAACTGGTGGTGGTGTAGTATCAAATGTTCCTGCTGGAACTATCACAACGATAGGAGCAGTAACAGCTACAGCAACAGATGACTCATACGCCTCAACCCTTGCTTTCACTAATATTGCCCCATCAGCAGGTGGTAAAGATGGAGACACAGTAGAAGAACTAAGACAAAACTCTCTAAGATCTTTTTCAGAACAAAAGAGAGCTGTAACAGTTCAAGATTATACTATCAGAGCTCTATCACTTCCTCCTAGCTATGGTTCAATTGCTAAAGCGTATGTCACTCAAGATATCGCCACTAACGTCAATACATCAGTGCTTGACTCTAACCCATTAGCACTTTCATTATATGTGTTGGCGTATGATAACGATGGTAAACTAATAAAAGCAACAGACACTCTAAAAGAAAATCTAAAAACATATCTATCAGAATATATGCTTATTACAGATGCATTAGAAATAAAAGATGCATTCGTAGTAAATATAGAAGTAAAATACGATATAGTAACTTTACCTAATTATGCATCAAGAGATGTATTACTTAGATGTAAAGAAGAGTTGAAAAATCACTTTAAAGTATCTAATTTTAATATAAATCAACCAATAAACATTTCTAAACTTTACACACTATTAGATAGAGTGAAAGGAGTTCAGACGGTAAAGAACATTGTTATCAATAATAAAGCAGGAGGTAATTACTCTGAAGTAGCTTACGATGTTAGAAACTCTATAAGAGAGAATGTACTTTATCCTTCGTATGATCCTTGTATCTTTGAAGTAAAGTATCCGAATATTGACATTGTTGGAAGAGTAACTAATTTGTAAGATGGCAGTTTATAGAATATTCCCAGAAAAAGATTCATTCATATCTAGTAAACCTACAGACGGTGGTTTATATAGAAATGCTGGCCTTGACCCTATTTTAGAGCTAGCAGGCTATATGGATGAAAACGGAATAGGTCGATCCCATAGAACACTAATACAATTCAAACAATCAGATATAACAGATGCATTAGAGAATAAAGTATCAAATACTTTTACTTCTAACTTACATCTATATCTAGCAGAATCAAGTCAAGTACCTACAAGCTATGTAGTAGAGGCTTATCCTATATCTTCTTCCTGGAAACAGGGTAATGGAGTGTTTGAAGACAGTCCTGCTAATAGATCAGGAGTTAGTTGGAAATATAGAGATGCAGAAATAGTATCTTGGTCTTTAGATGGTGTTGACTATCTTGCACAAGATAATGCATTTCAATCACATTCAGTATATACAGATCACGACATTACTATAGATGTTACTAATACGATTCATTCATTTTATTCTTCTAGTTATCCTAATAATGGATTTCTACTGAAACTAAATGATGAATATGAAAACAATACAACTAGTTCTATTTCATTGAAATACTTTGGATCAGATACTAACACTATCTTCCCTCCTTACTTAGAGTTCAAATGGAATGATAGTAACTACAGTAGTAACTTACCTGATGTATCAACTACACAGATAAGAACTAACATAAAAAATAATAAACCTGAATTTGCTGTTTCTGATACATATAGATTTAGAATAGCAGCCAGACCAATATATCCACAACGTTCATTTGTCACATCATCAGTATATACAACAAACTATAAGTTACCTGAAAGCTCTTGCTGGGCAATCAAAGATGAATATAGTGAAGAGATGATTATAGATTTTGACAGTAGTAATACTAAACTGTCTGCCGACAATGATAGTAGCTACTTTGATGTATACATGGACTCACTACAACCAGAAAGATTTTATAGACTTCTAATCAAAACAACCATTGATGGAAGTACAGTTGTATTAGATGATAACAATACATTTAAAGTAGTAAGAAATGGCTAACGAAGTACAAATACAAAAGACAGTCTATAATACCGAACAGTTTGATAAGGTTGTTGATCGTAAGTTTTCAACTTATGTACAACCGGAAGTTCAACCTGAAGAGTTATCTATAGATGAATTTTTTGTAGAGTATGACAGACTTTACGAAACTATCTCTATTGAAGGAGAAGGTAATAGCCATCAGTACTTAGTACAACGTAGTGGAGAGTTAGTGCAGTATGAACAAGAGACAGAAGATATTGATCCTCTATTAGATGAGATTGCACAACTTAGACAACAGGTTTTAGATTTACAAACAGAGATAATCGAGCTGAACACAGAGATAGCAAATGGCTAAAATAGAGTATATAGTAAACCAAGTACCTGCTTCTTTTGTAAATTCTACAAAACAGATAAATCAGGAAGATAAACAGAAAGTACAAAACTATTCTGTCAACACTCTCTTTGATTCTTCTCAAGATAGATTAGAAGTAAAAGTTTATTCTTTACAAGGACAGTTACTTCAAGTAGTACCGGACTATAGAAGCTACTCAGAACTTCTAAACTCAGCTGGAGCTGGTAAAGAAGGAGCTTCACAGATTACTATAGACCCTGCTAAAGATGCAGTAGAACTTGGATACACTAACGGAGATGTAAGGATTGCTTACTCCTTCATAGATGATCTTTTTTCTGATTCTAAAATAGGAGCAACGTTCTTTATAGAGAGTATAGCAGGTGATAGAACAGAGTTTAGAGTACTATCTAATAATGTTTCTAATGAACAGATAAGCACAATAACTCCTCAAATAGTAAAACTACTAGAAGATAAAGGAGGTTTAGATTTTATTAGATTAAATTTTGGAACTAGTGAAGCTATTGGAGTAAATCTAGCTTTAGATCAAGTAGGAGAGAATCCTGCTATAGTATTCAAAACTTATGAACCTCTAGCTGGTTTAGTAAAAACCAAAGCAGATCTTACTATAGAACATCTTATTTCAGATACTTTAGTATTCGAGGTAGAAGCAATAGTAATAGAAGAAGCAGTAACTCAACCTTTCTTGAAAGGAGCTAACTTCGACGTAGAGCTTCAAGTAGAAGAAGCAGATGATACACAATACTTCAATTACGACGAACTATTTAGTTACCCTGTAACAAGCTCTTACTACGAACTAAGAAGTCTCTTCAATGAAAAGAGTGCTCAAATTAGTATCGATCATACAGACTTTTCTGACTTTATACATTTCTCTTCTGCAGAGGAAAGAGTAAGAAACTTCAAATATAAGTTAGACCTTATTCATTCTTATGAAGATCAACTAAACGCTCTAACTACTTCTAGCTACTCTGGTTCTTTTCAATCAGGTAGTAAAACACATTATGAAAACCTTATAGAAGGTGTTGTAAATAACTTTGATCATTATGACAACTTTCTATATTTTACAAGCGGAAGTACTTCTTGGCCTAAAGTAGGACAGGTATCAAGCCCTATCAACCATACACTTCAGAAGTCAACAACTACTGAATCACAAACTTTTTATTCTAATCTGTTATCGTCTGCATCTAACTATGATGTTAGTAACTTCGATCAACTTGCCAATTCTATTCCTACTTTCATAAGAGAGGATGCTAACAACGATCCTTACTTGATTTTTATTCATATGTTAGGTCAACATTTTGACAACATTTGGATTTACTTCAAAGCAGTATCGGACAAGTATGATGCAGACAACAGATTGGATTTTGGTATATCTAAAGACTTAGTAAAGTCTGCTATTGAATCATTAGGAGTTAGGTTATATAATAACCCTAAAAGTTCTACTAATCTATTCAATGCATTTACTGGAGAAGGTATTATTACTGGAAGTAGAGTAGTAAACGATACATTACAGATTCAAGACTATGTACAACGTAGCGACCTTCAACCAATCTCTCAAGATAACTATCAAAGAGAAATATACAAGAGAATATATCACAATATTCCTCACTTACTAAAAACAAAAGGTACTCAAAGAGGTCTAAGAGCTCTTATCAATACATTTGGTATTCCAGATGAAATATTGAAAATAAAAACCTTTGGAGGTCAAGATAGAAGAAAAAATGTATATTTAGGACCGGAAAATAGTTTTTCTGAATCTTATGAAAAGATAAGAACAGACCAAGCTGGTTCTATTATTACTGGCAGTACATTATCTTTATATCAATCTGTTATTGAAAAAGACAATAACTACTCAGACGATAGTCATATTGTAGAGGTAGGGTTTAGTATTTCTGAACCAGTTGATATAAATCACAAACAACAAATATCATCTTCATTTACATCTCAAGGTAAAAAGTGGAGTATAGATGACTACATTGGAGATCCAAGAGGAAGATATGAAGACAAATACGATGAGTTATTTGAACTTACTGATCGTTACAATAGAACATACAATGCAGTTATACAAGAGTTTCTTACAGTATTAGGTTCTGAAGATACATTTGAACTTACTACAGAAGATAACTTCAAGATATTAGTTTCATTAGATTCTAATGTTTCCGGTATAACAGCTATACAGGATGCTGCTGCAATGGTAAGGTTAGTTAGTTTCTTTGATAACGGTCTATTTAGAATGATCAAAGACTTCTTACCTGCACGTACAACTGCTAAGACAGGTATAATAGTTCAAGCTCCTATCCTACAAAGATCGAAAGCTAAACAAGTAGATCTTTCTTGGGAAAACAAAATATATAGTGCCTCGATTGATGTTGCATCAATTACAGGTTCACACGGAAGTTCATTTATTAGTCACTCAGGACACACTACAGTTACTAACTACAAACAAACACTTGTAGGACCTCTAGGAGCTTTTTCTAGAGATGTAGTAGATGAATCTCCTAAGTATACAGGAATATTTTCTGGTAGTTTAGTTATAGCGTCTGATGGAAATCTAAATAAAAGTAATCCATTCAAACAAATAACACAACCAGAAATTACTCTTGACCTAACAGTCTACAACCTTTCTCTTGCGATTCCACCTTCTTGTGAAATGGTACTTGCAGCAACTTACTTAGGTGAGTTCTACACGATTGGA